AATCAGTCTCATATTAAATCATATTAATCTTTGGAAAAGCAATCAGTATGTTCTTGTTCGAAATCAATTTCAATAGTAACATGCTCAAAATCTTGCTTCTTCGTAATCATATGAGCTTCACGTTTTATTCTGTTAATATCTTTCAAATCAGAAGATGACTTAATGATAAGGTGTGTTGTTAAAACGTGATGTTCACTATCTAAAGACCAAACATGAGTGTGTTGAACATCTTGTACATTTTTAATGTCTTTGAACATCTCATCAAGTTTATTAATGTTGATATCTTCTGGTACAGCTTGTAAAAAAAGTAAAATCGTTTTTCTAAAGTTAATAAAGACATTATATAAAATGTATACCGTGAATACAATAGCGAGAATAGGGTCCAATATATGGATATCTTTGACAAACATTATCAGTCCAACAATAAGTACACCAATCCATCCAAGAACATCTTCGAGCAAGTGCCAACTTATTACTTTTTCATTTAACGTTTTTCCTTTTTTAGTTTTCAATACTGCAAAACCATTTACCATAATCCCAATGATAGCAAACCCTATCATTCCCTTTGCATTCGCATGTACAGGATCAAGTAATCTAGGAACAGCATTCCATAAGACAATAAAAGAGCCAACAATCAAAACAATTGTATTAATCAATGCAGCTAAAAGAGAATATCTTTTATAACCATAAGTGAATTGCTCATTATGATCTTTTTGAGATAATTTACCAAATACCCATGCTAACCCCAAAGATATGCTGTCGCCTAAATCATGAAGGGCATCTGATAAGATTGCCATACTATTAAATAATATACCACCAATCAATTCAAGTACTGTGAAAAAGAAATTTAACAAAAAGGCAACTTTGATATTAGAAACACTATGATTGTGACTATGCGATGATTTCTCTTTCATAAACTAACCCTCTCTATTCTTTTGGCATCTCATTATTGCATTATGAGACGTCTTAATTTTATAAATTAATTAATATGTTATTTGTCTAAAATAATTTCATATCTTTGTTGCATACACAAATGCATCATCATACGTATCCTAATTTTATCACATTCAGCATTATCCCTCAATCAAAAGATTGAAAGTATCCAAATAATTTAGCGGTTTTATAAAAAAAATTGGAATGGATGTCAGACCTAACAACCATTCCAAAAAAATTACAATAATATTAAACTTGACAAGTTTTTTGAGAAGAGCGGTCACACTAGAATCTATTCATATGCAATATTTCCAATAGAAACTGCTTCATAAAAGTTCGTTATTTCAGTTGTCCCAACGAAATAATCTACCAAACTATTGTTTTTATATATTAGCAGCGTTGGTGTAGAATTTAAACTATTACCATTCAAATTAATATCACTCCGGTTACCTGTAGTTCTTTGAGCATCCATCATGAATAAATCAATTTGCAAGTTATTATTTGTTCCAAATTGAAAAGTTTCTTCTTTAATAGATATACATGCTCCACAAGTCTCACTATAAAAGTATACTCCATATAATTCATTTTCTTGTCTGCTAGCCTCTGAATATTCTATAATCCTTGTAAAATCTGAATAAGAGTCTTTTAATTCTGAATCATTGTTTACAATCACTAAGGTGAGTATTATCAACACAAAAACTCCTGCAAATCCAATTAATATGTTTCTTATAAAATGATCTTTTTTAGTCATATTGTTTAAACTCCTTCACTCATAGCGCAACTCTTATGTTCTTGGGCTAATTTCAGGATTGACTTAATATGATTATCAGCAATTTTAAATTTTGTTACGCCATTTTCAGGAATCTTAACTACAATTTTTAAATCTAATAGTTTTTTTAATTTTTTCATTAAAAATCCTGAAGATTTTTTTAATGTTTTATTTAGTTCGCTTAAAGTGCATTCTTTTTGATAAAGTGTGTCTAACATACTTAGCATAGTTGCATCACTGAGTACATTGAATAATTGTTCTCTATATTTATTATCAACGTGAGCATTCTTACCAAATATAATACGTAGAGAATTCAAGACTGCAATTAATGAGATACCTACATCAGCAAAGATAGCTGCTAACATTGAACTCATACCTAATGAAGCTAAACCAAGTACAATGAATTTTACCCCCAAGGTTAGAACAATATTTTGGATTACAATTCTGCGAGTTTTTGAAGCAATTGAAAATGATTTACTAAGTTTTGTTAAATCATTATCCATAATTATGATGTCTGCGACATCTATGGCTAACTCTGATCCTTCACCCATAGCTACACCGATATCAGCCTGTTTTAATAGAGGCGCATCGTTGATTCCATCGCCGACAAACATTTTATACCCATTAGAAGATATATTTTCAAATTTTGAAATCTTTTCTTGTGGTAGTAATGAACTGTAATATGACATTCCTCCAAGTTCATTGGACACACTTTTTGCTGTTGATTCATTGTCACCTGTTAACATCGTAAAATTCAGATTTGAATGATTGTTAAAAAATAAGTAAGAACTATCTTTAATTTCGTCTTTGATGGTTAAATTTCCTATATACTTATTGTTCTTTGCCACATATATAATTGTTCCTATTTCATTTGAACTGTCATAATCAATTTGGTTATCATCTAAAAGTTTATGGTTCCCAACTAATACAATTTCACCATCAAGTGTTCCTTTTATCCCTTTTCCTGGTACCTCAATAATATCTGCCATTTTGTAGAGGTTATCTTCACTCTTTGCCAACACTGATTTTGCAATTGGATGAGTTGAATATTTTTCTAAAGAGGCTGCTAATTTCAACGTTTCTTCACTAGTGTATGAATCAACCGCAAAATTTCCTTTGGTGATTGTACCAGTTTTATCTAGAGCAACTTGATCAACATGCAAGATCATATCTAAAAATGAACTACCTTTAAACAATATTCCTTCGCGAGCACTCGCTCCTATACCAGAAAAATATGATAGTGGAACACTCAAAACAAGTGCACATGGACAACTAATTACAAGAAATGTTGCAGCTCTATAAGCATAAATATACATGTTTTCTGGATAAATAATTGTTGGAATACTAAACATCAAAATAGCTAATATTGTAACTAATGGTGTATAATATTTTGAAAATTTAGTGATAAACTGTTCTGTTTTTGCTTTTTTGTTCGTTGAATTTTCTATCAGATCAATTATTTTTGCCACAGTGGAATCTTCATATTTTTTTTCTGCAGTGATTTCAACAACTCCTCCAACATTTATGTTTCCACTAAGTACTTTATCTCCAACTGATACAGAGGAAAGTTTTGATTCACCTGTTAATGCAGACGAATTCAAATCTGTATCACCCTTAGACACTATTCCATCCACAGGAATTTTCTCTCCATTTTTCACTACAATAATATCTCCAACTTGTACTTCATTTGGATCTTTTAAAAGAATTTTATCTTGGTATTTCACGTTTGCATAATCTACTTTTAAATCCATCAGACCTTTAATTTCATTTTTAGAGGATTTTACCGCATAATTTTGTAAATATTCACCAAAACTATAAAATATTACCACAAGCAATGCTTCTAAATACTCACCTAGTAACATTGCTGCAATCGTCGCAATTACCATTAATGTATTTTCATTGAAGAAATCTTTTCTTCGTAATCCTTTTATAGTTTTCACTATAATATTCTTCGCTACTAGAAAATAACTAATGTAAGTTCCAATAAGCAAATATATTCCACTTATTGGAAAAATATAGTTAATTAAGACATAAAGTACCAACCCAATGAAAAAGGTACTGTAATATCTGTGTTTCTTGTTCTCACTGGGACCTTCGTGTGGTAAATATGTATCTACACCAGTTTCGATTGAATTAACAATTTTTCTTATTTCTATTACTTCTTTATTTTCAACAAAGTCATCCTTTGTTTCTAATAGCATAATTTGATTTGTAAAATTGAATGTTGCGTTATGAATATTTTCTCTTTTCATTAATGCATCTTCAATTTTACCCGCGCATCCACTACAAGTTAGGTTCTCCATTTTGATTTTCTTTATCATTTTTTTTATCCTCCTATGATGAATTAAGTTTTTATGATAATATGTATATGAACTTTAAGTCACATGTATTATATTTTTCAAATGTGTGTCAAATATGTGTAAAACATATATTAGGAGGAAATGATGAATATATTAGTTGTTGAAGACAATCTTGAAATTAACAAAATAATTACAAAAATGCTTCAATCAGAAGGGTACAATGTCACCTCTTGCACAAATGCTTTTGATGCATTGAAATCTTTTTCTAAAAACGATTACTTTTGTGTTATCACTGATTTGATGATGCCTATTATGTCTGGAGAAGAGTTGATTGAAAAACTACGACCAAATTATCTTGGCTTAATCATTGCAGTGACCGCAAAAACAGGAATTGATGATAAACTATATACACTATCAATAGGTGCAGACGATTATATTATTAAGCCATTTAATAGAAATGAAATTTTATTCAAAATCAAAAATTACTACAATAAATTTATACAAACAAGGAAAAATATATCATTTAATAATGGAGAACTTATTTTCAACTTTAATGATAACCAACTTATTGTTTGTAATAATATTGTAGAGCTTACTGCAATTGAATTTTTGATAGTAAAATTTTTTGTTCAAAATGTGAATCAAGTTCTCTCAAGGGATCAAATTATGAAAAACGTTTATTATGAAGACTTCAACGTTTTTGATCGAGCAATAGATGGTCATATCAAAAATATACGAAAAAAAATTGCTGATTTTGTATCAAAAAAATACATCCATACGGTTTACGGATTAGGTTATAAGTTTGTAGGTGAAATCGATGCATAGTTTATTCTTGTTATCAAGAAAACGCATTCTGTTTCTATATTTTGCTATTTTTATTCTAGTAATCATTGGAGTAAATATCGGAACAAGAATTGTAAATAATTATTACCGAGATGAAATAATCGAACAAGAAAATGTAGAGTTTATGGAAATGTTTTTTCATATGATGTCATATAGTGATGAGGAAACCGCAATTGAATCTGCTATTCACTTTAGCCATATTAATAATACAACATATAGAATCTTAAAAAATGGTGACCTATTTATCGAGTCTACAACAACCCCCTCTGATTTCAAATCATACTATAACTTAGTAAATGGAGATGAATATGTCTTTGAAATTGACAATAGCAATAATACCTCGACGATAATCAGGGAAAATGAAGTCTTTATTATTAATATCATTGTTTTTACAGCATTATCACTTGTCGCTTTATATTATATATATAGTCGCAGACAAAGAGAAGTGAGGACGGTTCATGACATAAAACTCATACAAAAGCTTTTAGAAAACCATGAAGAGTGCAATCATCAATTTAAGTTCCACGAGTTTCATCAAATATATCATGATGTTTTGCAAAACTTGAATACAATTGACCTACTTATGGAAAAAAGAATTGATAATTTAAATGCCTTAATTCATGATCTCAAAACTCCTTTAACCATATTAAAACACCATCTTCAAGAAGATGAAAATATTACTAAAAATAAGCAAGCAATAATAAGTTCATTGAATGATTTAACAACGATAGCCTCAGATTTAATTGCTGAGAAATTTCATGGCGTACACATTAAAATCAATGCCTCTAAACTTATATCCAATGAAATTGAAAAGTATATCCAAACTTTTCGAACGAAAAACATCAAACTTGATATTGATATCGCTTTAAACTTATATATAAAATTTAATAAAAGAGACTTAATTAGAGTCCTTCAAAATATTTTAACAAATGCCTATTACTATTCTTATGATGATTCAGTTGTTACAATTTCATTACAAAAACAAGAAAATTATGTTAAGCTTCTAATAACCAATATTGGAGACAAAATGGATAAAATGCAAATTGCTAACATCTTTAATAAAGATACTAGCACTAGGCAAGATAAACAAAAAAATGGTCTTGGCTTGCATGTAACCAAGTTACTTTTAGAAGATGCAAATGCAAATATTACAGTTTCAAGTGATGATTCCGGAAATCACTTCCATATTAATTTCCCTTCTCTTGATTAAATTACATAAAATTTTGAAACATTTCACAATAAATAAACTATACTTGATAAACAAGAGCTTATATCAATTATTTTAAAATCACCTCTAAATAGGATATAACGCAAGTATGTTCGACTACAAAAAAATCGGCTACACCCAGTTGAGTGTAGCCGATTTTTCAAATTCTATTTATTCGTTTTTTGTATTAATGAATGTTACTTTCTCTCCAACAATCCTTAATACATTGCTGTCAATATGAATCGATGCTTTCACACCAATTGTTGAACCCTCCGTTAGATACTCGAGTACATTATCCATAATACCTTCGCTGAGTGAAACGGGAACTAAGTCTGAGTCTATTTCGTTTGGTCGTTTGATATCAATTGAAACAATGCCTGCTTGTTTATCAAGCGTATTTACTCTTCCTACTAATATAACTTGGTTTAACATATTTTTCCTCCTAGATTTTGTTATGATACATGTTACCTAAATAAAGCCACTATAGCAACTTTTATTATGCTTTATTACTTAACTTTTCTGCGATGAGTTTCTCTGCTTCAGATAATGTTGATTTCCCATGCATTTTGTTGCTGAAGGATATATATTCATCAATGATGGATTCAATCTTACTTTGATTGTCCTCGACAAAACTAATAGCTTTATCTGTTGAACCGGTTAAGTTTGATACCCATTCACTTAAGCGTTGAATAACAGCTTGTTTCTTTTCATCTCCTGCTAGGTGCACTTCCCCTTTTTGCTTAACAAGTTGATTCTTTTCTTCTACGATCATTATGAATTCTTTGATTGTCTTTTGCACGGTTTCATCAAAGACGATTTCAGTTGCCTTTGAAACAAGATCAGATACGACATCTGATGATTGTTTAATATCCGCTTTTACTTCTTTAATCACCGTTGATAAATTACCGCTTTCTTTGTATTTTGATGAGAAATACAGAATAAGCGTTAAAACATTTGTAATCAATAATATTGTTTCAAGAGTTGTCATTTGGTTTTCCTCCTATACGGTTATAGATGTTTACTTGTGAGTCTTCTAATCTAGATACACGATGCTCTAATATATTAACGTCTTTCTTTAATGATTTGATGTCTTGGCCATGCATTTCTAATAAATTAAGCATCTTGACATTTTGTTTTTCAATCCCCAGTAACTTGACGATGATCTCATCGTTTTTTGTTTTGTTGTTTTTCTCTTGGTTACTGAATTGTTTAATCGTTGTTAGAATCACGACAACCATGGTTACAATCCAATAGATTAGATTTTCCATACGAAATAAATGTAATAGATTATCCCAGTCCACTTTTCATCATCTCATTTCGGTAATTTTCTAGATAAACCAGTTGTTCTTTAATCTCCTCTATATAGTTTTCAGCAATTTCATTATCCCAGTTCTTTTTAAACTCCATCATTTTGCTATACCAGGGTTCTTCAACAACAAGTTCGTACTTTCCGGTTTTCTCATAATGATCAAGCATTCCACGTACTCTAAATACATGATAGTGAATCTTTGAAATTGAACTGTTAATAAACCTAGTTTTTATATACTCTATTACAGCTGATAAGTGGTTAACAATAAATGTTTCATCAACAAAACCAAGAAGTTCATTCACTTCTATTTCGAATGATGGTGCAATGTAATGGGCCTTATCTTTAAAACCCAGTAAACTATCTGCGGCTTGTTTGTAGTATGGAATCACTGTCTCATCAAACTTTTGTCTCTTTATAAATTCTTCTTTTGAGAATACAAAGAAATCATACGTACCAATATATAAATGAATAGTCCCTTTAAATCCGGCAAGAACAACTGTAATGTCTTTATCACTTGATTCATCGTCTAATCCATAAGCGATTGAACCACCATAATAAATAAGGAGTATCTCAGTGTTTGGAAATACCCCTTCTATCATTTTATATATATCATTCATTTGGTATTTCCTCCTCAATCAATTCTGGAAGTGGTGGTTCTAACACATCAAAATCATCCACTGCATCTTCAAATCCGATAACATTTTGTTTTAGCCACTCGTATCCTTGTACGATTGGATTCACATCTAAAAATGAAGTAAAATCCGAAAATGGTATCTCAATGTCAATTTCTTCTACCGGTTCACTTTGTAATGCTCTAGCTTCTTTTGATAGATATGATGCTACACAGATTATTACCTTTTTATTTTTGTAGCTAATATTGAACGCTGTAATGCGGTGATATGACACATGAATCCCAAACTTGGTATCTAAATCTTTAATAATTGCCATAATAACCCTACTTTCTTTTAATTCTATAAATGGTTACCGATATACTATCTGGAGATCCCACAGACATTCCTGGATTAATATAAAGTGCGCCTAAATTGCCATTAAATGAATGAGCAAAATCAGCCATCTTAATGGATGCATCATTTTGTGCATTATTCGTTGTAATGCTTTTCCCATAAGCAACCCACTGATTAGTATCTGTATAGCCTGAATGAAAGGTTGGTGAAATTTCAAAATCAATCACTTTGGTAATCCCACTTGTAATCGCTGGACCACTTTGATAACTATCTTCAATATAATACCGATAAGTATTTGAACCGGATCTATTCGTATGGATTGTGTCTTCAGTATTTACATGATGAGAAACATAAGACCCATATAAGTTAGAATAGCTTGATGTTCGGTAATAGATATATGTATCTGATGAATCCGCTGATGTAGATTGTGTTCCGGCTATGACGTGTACTTTATAGATATAATCAGGATCAAAGTTATACACCAAACTATGATAATAGGCATACCCTTGATAAAAATAGACCTTTTCTAGCTCGCCACCAATTTTTATCACGGATGAGGATCCCCTTGCATACAATGCTTCGTTGTTATAGTCAAACGCTAACTCACCAAGATACGACATATTTGATGTAGTAGGTGTGGTTGCTCCGCGTTTCACTCTAATCGTTGCCATTAATACGTGCCACCATCAATAACTGATGATGGTTGTAAGACTTTTGTTTCATCTATACCTAACTTATAAGTGATACGAGTTGGTGTATAATTGGAATCTACTATGGGATAATAAATCAAACCATCAGCTATCACTGAGTTTGCATAATCAGTTGAGGATGACGCTAAACTAATCCCAGTTGTTTCGAATATTTGTATATCTTTGACGTTACTTAATATCGTTCTTTGACTAGAAGTTAGATGTAAGTTTGATGAAACATGGGAATTATAAGTTGTTAATGCAACACCACCTAGTCCTGCAAGCGAAATGGTAACAGCACCAGTTGATCCGTTGACACTTGTTACTGCATCTGTTGGGGTTAAGAGTTCTTGCCAGTTCGCAAGTGTAGAATATGGAGTCGCTTTTAAAATGAATGATTTATTTAAATCCGTTCTTACTGCTACATCCCCTTCTTGTGCTGCAGACAATCCAAGCATGGCCGTTTGAGATGCAACAACATAAGTATTAGTCATTGCAATTTTTGGAACGACGCTATCTGCTAGCTTCCCACTCGAATTTAATACAGGAACATTCCCACTACCTGTTCCGGTATTTTTAGTGGATGCTGTTCCTAGATTTAATGCAGTAATCTTTGTATCGATTTGATCGTCAACTTTACTAGCTCCTGGTATCTTTAAATAATCTGATTCAGCCAGTGGTACAGATGTACTTGCTGTCTTATTTGCTTTTGCAATATATAGATGTTCCCCAGTAAAATCAACTTGTGGCTCTCCTGCTTTTACTGTCCCTGTCGTTCCAACAAGTGGACCAGTTCCTGTTGTAGTTCTTCTTTTAATTTGAATCGTTGCCATAATGTCCTCCTATTTTTTCATAAATACACTAGTGATATTGTGCGTTGTATTTCCGCATGTTAGTGTAACAACACCGTCTTGGTAAATAACGCTTAGTGAATAATCTCCATTTCCATATCGATAGGATACCGATGTATTTGATCCAACAAACAAAAACATTGTCTGTCCAGGAAATGTTACAACTGTATTATTATTGATGGTTACATACAAAATGGAATCTCGTAGTTCGACTGAGTTGGTTCCAGAAAAAGTATACGTTCCACCTGTCACCCGGTTTAATGTTTGTTGCTTTGGTAAATAGTTATTGTTGATGTTATCATCTAAGTCATTCACTCTTTTTTTATCACTTTGAATCAGTTTTCTAGAATAACTTGATAACGTCACTGAGGTTGTTGTTTTTGTATAGGCGCATAATACAAACTCATACAGACCAGCAGTTGTTAATAAATTGGTTTGTGTTAATGATGGATATCCGCCAGTTTGTTCTTTAAGGTATAAGTTAATAGTATTATTTGCTGTATTCACACCTAAGACCACATAGCCATACTTACTTGAATCTGGTGTAACACCAATCGTTGTTTGATGCTCAATATAAATGATTCGCCCATAGACTGAAACATATCCATCACTAAATGTGATGGTATTATTAGCTAAAGTATACCCACATTCACTTTTTAATCCTTCTAGTATTCCAACATCACTTGAAAAAAGAAAATGATATAAATCAGAATCTATCTTTGATGTTACATTTCCACCTTCAAATGTTACTTTTTGTATTGCCATTAAAATACACCTCCATCGATATCTGTACTCGTTACAGTAATTGTATTTGCTGTATTGCTCGTCTTACTTTTACTTAATAATTGAATTTTTTCAGTTAGTTTCACGCGGTACTCTCCTAAGGTAATGGTTGGATACTGTAAGGAATCTTTAAATGTAATTCCAGTCACTACTGAGTCATATGTTTTTCCTTGGTGGATAAAAGAAACGTAATCTCCTAAATTGATATTAAGAAACGGTTTAAATACTTTATTATTCATATCAAGGGTAAAAGTGATATTGTGATCTAACTTAGAAGTTACCATTTCACTTTTTGCTTTTGTTAGTAAACTATCATATTCATTGTCACTGTAGATAAATGATTTCGTAATGATGCTGTTATAGCGATTACTAGCATTAGCATCTTCACTAACTTCCCCGTTCTTCAACAAGTAGTAGGTTTTTACACTTTGGTACGTGGTATTGTCACTTCGCGGGTAAAAGATTACTTTATTGACTAGCTGACTTGTTGAATCACTTGTCTGAACGTGTAAGATAGATGAAAAGTTGCTTTTGATAACCATCCCTTGCTTAACATTAATGATGTCAAATGCAATACCGGTGATTCGTCCTCTTAGATACAAAACATCTGTTTTGAAATTAATCCCATAACCTTTGGATATGAGTTCGAATATCTTTGCCATAGTTACGATGTTATTATCATTAAAATTGAGCGCTCCACTAACACTTGCACTTTTTGTTACAGTCAGGTAAGTAAGATTTTGTAATGAGTCCGGGTTTGTTATAAAATGAGATTGGATTATCTGATATAAATAATCGACTAGGTCACCAGTAAAACTAACTGCTGGAATTTCTAAATTAAAAATCTCTCGAAAATCAAGAGATTTTATTGATGTTGTATGATCATCATTAACTTCGATACTTTCTAGAATTCCGATATAGGAAAACATATCCGTTTGAAAAATGACGATATCGCCATTTTGACAATTGATTTGTGTTTTATTCACAATAAATGATGAGCGTTTAATCAAGACCATATCAAGCGCTAGTTCAAAGTGACGACTGATATACGCATTATCCTTATACTGAAGGGTTGTTCTATCAAGAAATAGTAGTTTCATCTTATATTCCTAAGAACCCTTCTACAATGGTTATTTTACTGCACTGCTATGAAAAATAGATACACAAGGCCCCCCTTAGAGGGATTAAAAAATAACAGTGCTTTATTTATTTGTCTGTAATATTATATCATGTATTAATTTAATAATAAATAGAGTTTCATTAATTAACACCTTTCATTATCCTGTATTCTACCGGTGTTAAATAATCTAGCTTCCAGGATGGTCTAGCATGATTGAAGTAATTCACATATAATTCGATTACTGTATAGATACTAGAGTATTCATTGATTTTTAAATTGTACTTCAGTTCTGATTTGATCCATCCATTTAATGCTTCTATCACTGGATTATCTGTTGGTGTTGCTCTTCTAGACATGCTTCTTCGTATTCGATAATTTTTATGTATGGATTCAAATTTTTTAGAGGCGTATACGATCCCTTGATCACTATGTAATATCGTCATCAACTCTTCATATCCTCTATCTCTTTTAATCCTTAAAAAGTCTTTTAAGCTTCTTAAGTGATTCATCACTCCATTTCCGTGTTGGTATGTTGCGATATCATATCCGACAATTTCATTGTTATAGACATCAACGTGAAAGTTAAAGTCATATTTCTTTCCTTGGTGAACAATCATTGTTGTATCACTACAGACCTTTTCAAAGGGTCTGCTTACCATCCAGTCGTTATTGACTAGATTAGCAAATTTATCACTCTCTCCTTTTGGCCTACGATAGGCTTTTCTTCTTGCTTTGGAAGAGATTCCCATCTCTTTAAATCATTGATACATCATATAATTGCTTACTGTTATGTTGTCTATATTCTTTAGCTCTCTTTGGATGTTTCTGTATCCTTTTGTTGGATACATTTCATGATAGACCTTTATTTTCGTTTTTATCATTCTTCTATATTCAACTTGACTTGTCTTTGTTTCTTTCCTATTTAACCACCCATAATATCCATTTCGATTGACATCTATGAGTTTACATAATTCATTGACGTAATACTTCGCTCTTAACTTATGGATGATATGATATTCTATTCTTAAGATTTGTTTTTTTTTATATATTTAGCATCTGCTTCGGTATACCCATTCTTTAATCTTTCGATTTCTATCCTTAACAATAGATTCTCTTGTTTTAAAGACTCTATGATATCTTCTTCATTATCGTTGCTTATCTTTTCTTTCTCTATTCTTTTTGGAAGGAGTCCGCTGACTCCTTCCTTTTCATACTGAAGTACCCACTCCCGTTGTGATTTCCTTGAGATTTGATATGTTCTTTCGATTTCATGTTTGCTTATATGTTCATTCAAGATCATCTTAACGATCTTTAATTTCTCATCGATACTGTATGTTCTCGCCATTTCTAATTCCTTCTCTTTCTTTTCTTTATTTTACCATCTACAGGGGGGGCTTGTGTATCTATTTTTCATAGCAGTGCAAATTTATCATCATTTGATCCAAAAATTGAATTTGTCATTACAGTTGTAGCCGGAATGGCACAAGAAGAATCAAGAAACATCAGTGAGAACTGTAAATGGGGAGCAAGAAAACGATTCAAAGCAGGTATAGTTCCAATGGTTACTTCTCGTGTACTAGGATATGAACGTGATAAAAAGAAAAATATCATCATTAATGAAAAAGAAGCTAAAATTGTACGATTGATTTTCAAGATGTATGTGGAAGGACACTCCCAACAACAAATAGCGAACTATCTAAACAAGCAAGGACTAAAAACCAAGTCTGGTGAAGTTGATTACTATGAAGGGGCAATAACTGGCATATTAAATAACGAAAAATATACTGGTAATGCGCTTTTACAAAAAACAATTAATAAAAGAATCGGCTCAAAAACATCGGTTCGATATCAAGACAAGTTACCTAAGTACTATGTAGAAAATTCTCATCCGGCGATTATTTCTCAAGAACTGTTTGATAAAGCACATGCAATCAAAAACGCAAAAATTAAATATTACAATAAAACAACCGATAAAAAAGAACTTCAAAAAATAGCAAAGCAACGAAGTATCTACAATGGTTTTGTTGCGTGTGCTGTGTGTGGTAAAAATTATCACTTCAAGGTAAATAATGTCAACAAGCCCTGGGCAAGAGGTGAACTGAAATGTGCATCAAACAAACACAAAAAAGTATGTGAAAATGATACAATCTTCGCGGATACATTTGATACCATTTTACTAAAACACATTAACCATATTATTAAGGATAAAAACAAGTTTATAAATACCCTTTCTAAGGCACTTACTGAACATCCAGCAATCATTGAACTAACTTTAAACTTGAATGCGACACAGGCGAAAATAAAGGCCATTGACTTAAAACTTAAAACACTAATTACATCAGATAGTGAACTAGACGAACTTGTAAAAAATGAACTTATCAAATCTAAAAATGAGTTGCAATCAGAATATATAACATACAAGAATAAGATCTTAACATCCCACAATATTTCTAACATTATTCGAACAGTTAAATTACTTTTAAAACCTTATGATAAACCAATAGAGTCCATAAAAGATTTTCCATTTAAAGAACTATTTACAAAAGTCATCGTTCATAGTAGATACGAGATTGAGTTTGTCATCGATATATTTAATTCTGGATCAAGTGAACCTATGTATGCTTTTAGAAGAATGTCGACCCCGTTCATGATTAGAAAAACAGAACATGTCACAAAAAGTCGAGTTGTGATTTATTAGTATACCCGAAAGGATATTATTTGGTAATAAAACTAATAAGAAGTATAATAGAGGCAAGAGGTGACAAATTATGGAAACTAAAAGTGTATTAACATGTCCTCATTGTGGATATAAAGAAGAGATGACAATGCCAACAGAAACATGCCAGTTTTTTTATACTTGTTCTAACTGTAAAAAAACAATAAGGCCTAAAGCTGGAGATTGTTGTGTATTTTGTTCTTATGGAACAAATCCATGCCCTTCGATTCAAGAAGCACGTCAATCAGAGCAATAACATTTGTATCAATTAACGCTACTAGCGTATTGTAATCATATGTAGATTATGCTATATTTAAAGTGCGACTTAGTCGCAACTTATCCCTTACATAGCATGTGTGTAAATACACACATCCCCTTCCTAAAGATTGCTGAGAAGCAATCTTTTTCATTTTCCAATATTCCGTGATTTTAGCATTTTTTAATTAATAAAGCCAACCATTTATAAACCGCTATATTAAGATGATTATTACATATTATAATACTCAACTACAACTCCCCTCAACTCCACGATTCTCCATGATTTTGCAAAAGTTCAACACCCCCCTGCTCTTGAAACATATTTTTTTATAAAATTCCCTTATAATTGCAAAAAAACAGGCAAAATATGCCTGTTTTCTGCTTATTTATGAAACAAGTTAATATGCTTTAAACGTCTTTATTTAGCGCTTAAACGGCATAAATAAACTTGGTATAATCAAGATGTCTTGTCATTACGGAGTTTTACTCTAAAATCGCTCGTGTTCGACGGAGTTTTACTCTATTTCCAACGGAGTTTTACTCATTTTAGGACGGAGTTGCTTTTTTTAGAGTTAAATTTAGGTTGACTCAGCAATAAAACGATATCCAACTCCCGCTTCTGTTAATATGTATTTCGGATTAGCAACATCGTCTTGAATTTTTCTACGAATATTTCCCATAAACACTCGAAGTGATTGATAGTCATCATTGGAATCATATCCCCATACTTTCCCATGAATCATCTTATGGGTACATACTTTCCCATGATTACTCACTAAGTATTTCAAGATATTAAACTCAATTGGAGTTAAATGAGACTCATCTTGATTCACTTGTACTGTGCGTTTATCAAAGTCAATCACTAAATCACCAAAATTCATGATTTCCGTCTCAATCATATTGATTGAATATCTCCTCATAACAACTTTGATTCTCGCTAATAATTCATTAACACCAAAAGGCTTAGTTAAAAAATCATCCGCACCCAGTTCTAATGCTTCAACTTTTTCTTCTTCTTTATATCGAGCTGAAAT